CCATATCCGGTCCCACCGCCTTGAACAGCCGCAGCCGGTCGAGCACATTGGGCTTGCGCACATGCAGCTTGCGGCCTGTGGCGTCGATACGTTCGACCAGGCCGCAGTCGTCGAGGATCATCTCCGATGGGCGGCTCACGAGACGCTGCTCCGGCTGGTGGCGAAGAACTCCAGCTTCTGCTTGACGCTGGCATCGCCCTTGTAGAGGCCCGAGGAGGTGAGCTTGAAACTGACGCCGTTGTATTGATAGGTCGAGGTCGAGCCGTCGATCTCATCGATATACTGGTAGAGCGTGCCGGGTGCCGGCGTGGTGCCGTTCAGGTAGCTCTGCTCGATCTGCGCGACCAGGTCATCGGCCGAGGAGGAGCCGCGCTCGATATCGAAGGAGCCTTCCCAGCCTTTCGGCAGCTCCGCGCCGACCATGGTGCCGTCCATGCGGTCGACGCGGATGGAGGCCGTCATCTGGCGGCTTTCGAAGCCGGTGACGTGTTCGAGGTCGACGCGGCCGAAGGGTCCGAGCACGACGACCTGGCAATCCTTGCCGGTGTTGAAGGTGTTGAGAGCCATGATGCCTGTGCTCCGTTACGAATTGGGGCCGCTGGTGAGGGGCTGGCTGGTGACCTGCACGGTCTGGCCGCCCTCGACATTGACGATGAACTTTTCGTTGATGCCCTGGTACTGAACCTGCACATCCGCCTGCACATAGCCGAGCGCCGTGCGTGAGGCCGGATTGTTGGAGGTGTCGCAGACCACCGAGAAGGGCTGGCTGCCCGTCGTGCTGCCCAACAGGCCCTGCGTCAGCATGCCCTGCAGGAAGGCGAGCAGCGTCGCCTTGATGTTCTGGAACAGGGTGGCGTTGATGACCTCGCCGACATAGAGGCCCATGCCGGCGCTGAGCGTGGCAGCGATGTAGTTCGTCAGCCGCGTGTAGTTGTCGCCGTTGACGGCGGCATTGGAGGAGGAGTTGTGGCCGCAGCGCACACCCCAGTAGCTGCCGCCGGGCTGCGGGTTGCAGATCACGTCGATGCCGTTCTGGAACAGAAGCTGCAGATCCGCGGTCGCGTAGGTGCTGGACTGACCCGAAGCCACCGATCCGCTCTTCTGGCTGCCCGTGATGCTGTAGAGCTGCTTGTTGAGGCTCGACTGTTCGGGCGACAGGTTGACCAGCCGACCGGCGGCGAAGCCCTGCGGCGACACCAGCCGGGTCACGGCATTGGCCTGGTCGTACCAGTAGAGCCAGTCGCCGAACATCAGCTTGGCGGCATAGCTGTCGAGGCCGGCGGTCGCCTTGGTGGCGACGGCGTTCTCCGTCGTGTCGCCGGATGGCCCGGTCAGGATCATGTAGACGCCCTCGGAGAGGCCGAAGGCCGCCTGCGTCGTATATTGCGTGGTGTCGATCGAATCCGCGAGCAGAGCGACGGAGCAACCCTGGCCGCGCAGCGCATACATGCCGGTGCGCGGCACCGCATCGCTGCCGACCAGCATTGCGGAGGTCACGTTGAGCGCACCATCGGTGCCGGCCGTGCCGGAGGCGAAGCTGAAGGTGCCGGCGACGGGGGCGGCCGTGCCGCCGGCATAGCTCGCCGTCACGGTCTGGGAGGCGCCGCGCAGCGGGCCGGTGCCGGTGTTGATAGCGGCGACCATCGCCTGCCACAGGGCGGCGCCCGTGCCGGTGATGTTGTCGAAGACCTCGGGCGTATTGCCGGGCAGGGCGACGGTAATGCGCGAGCTGCCCGCCTGTGATCCGGCTGAGAGCGAAACGCTGATGCCGTTGCCGTAGCTGCCGGTATAGAGCGCCTTCAGCGTAATCGCGCTCTGCAGCGTCAGGGTTGCCGCCGTATCGCTGCCGTCCGTCACGCGCACGCAGCGGAAATTCTGCGCGCCCTGCTGCACGGCGGTCGCAAGCTGCGTGCCCATGTCATAGAGACGCGGCATGACCGGGCCGAAGCTCGTCGCATATTGCGCCATGCTGCCGATGGTAACGGGCTGGCCGACCGGCCCCCAGCTGGCGGTGCCGACGATGCCGAGAATGTCCGTGGGCACGCCATTGAGCAGCAGCGTCTGCGGCGGCACGATCTGCACATAGAGGTCGGGCACCACCAGCGCCGTCGTGTTGATGGCGCCCTGTTGAACGATGGGCATGGGGTTTCCTTGGGTTTAGCCGAGGAGAGGCGAGAGGGCGCCGGCGGGGCTGGAAAGCGTCCCGGTTCCGAACACCATCGCCGGCTGCGCGGCAGTGAGGGTGGTGGCGTAGTCGGCGGCGTAGATGAGATCGCGGCGGTAGAGGGTGGCATTCTCGAATTCATCGAAGCTGCCGCCGCCCGCGAGGGTGACGCGGGCGGCGGTACCGTCGGCGAGCGTCAGGAAGCTTGTATTGGCCATTGTGGCATCGATGGCGGCAGCAACCTGGTCGCGCAGGATCGGGTCAGGGCACCAGCAGCTGACGCGGAAGCTCTGCTTCTGGCGCCGGGTTTCGCGGAATGCGTTCTGCGCCTGCTCGACCCGCGCGAAGAGCCTGGAGGCGGCGGGTATAGTCAGGGAGGCGCCTGCGATCTGCACGATCTGGCCGGCGGCGATAAGCTGGGCGGCCAGTGCGGCCGCGACCAGCGCTGTCGTGTCGCCGGTCTGCACAAGATAGACATAAGTTGCCCCGTCAACAGCGATGCCCGCCATCTGCCCGGCAGCCGTGGTGCCGGCGAAGGTCACCGTGGTGTTCACCACGGAGACCGTGAGCGTCGATGGCGTAGCTGTCGCGACATTCCATGCCGTGGGATAGCGCGTGGTGTCGCGCGGCGCGCCGCTCGGGAAGACGCTGACATTGACAATGCCGTCCGCCAGAGCGGCATGCAGCGCGGTGCTGACCGGCCAGCCTCGATAGACGCGGATGGTCACGCTGCCGGAGCCGATGATCGAGGTCTCGGTGGCGCCATTAGGATAGAGCGTGGCGCTGATCGCGGCGACGAGCGCGTTCTCCACATCGGATTGATCGGCCATCAGGTCACCGCCTGTGTCGCTGTGAGACGCCAGCCAAGCTCGGTCTTCTCCACGGCGGTGATCACGGCGCGCGTGCCGGTCTCGTCCGTCATCAGATCGTCCTGTCGGAGTTCGACGGCCTGCGGGCCGCGGAGCGCCGGCAGCAGTACCGTCCAGCTTGCGGGCCCTGGCTCGCCAGGCAGCGCGCCGCCGCCGCGGGCCCCCGCGCCGGCAGCGAGAACGCTTGCCGGCCAGGCGTCCAGGAGCACGGTCTCCGCACGCTGCTCGACCCCGCCATAGCCGTTGGTGCCGGGCTTGCGCGCGCCGTCGGCGCGGGAGAAACGCAGGATGCGGTTGGTGAGGACGCAAACGGTGGGCAGCAGCGGTGGCTGCGCGGCGATGAAGAAGGTTCCGCGCGCACCGCGCAGATAGTCGCCCGGCTGGGTATAGGCGGTATCGTGGATGGCGAACCACAAGGGCTGGCCGTAGCGGGCGCTGCGGTGCCAGTCGCGGTCCTCGCCATGGAAGGCGACGTTCAGGCGCAGGAGCGCATTGGGCCGCGCCATGGGATTGATCGCGCCGCTGGGGCGGAAGGCGTCATAGGCTTCCCCGATGCGGAACGCGGCCTGACCCATGCCGCGCGCGACACGGTCATTCAAACGGTTGGCGTCCATCACACCACCAAGGTGATGCCGGGATCGGCGAAGGCGGGTCCCGGCGGCACGCCCAGGAAGTTGCAGAGCCGGCGCCGCCATTCGTCGAGCAGCTTGAACCGGTCGCGCACCTCGTCCTGGTTGCGGGTCCAGACGGCGGCCATGTCGGTATCGAGATTCTGGCCCGCCTGCGGCACGGCGATCTCCAAACCGCGCAGCGTGCCGAGATAGGTGCGGCAGACTGCCTCCTCCGCGCAGGAGAGGTTGTTCAGGCGGTATTCCAGCAGGCCATAGGCCTGGAAGAAGCGCCAGCCCTGGAAGCCGCTGGCGCCTGCTCCATAGGCCGGGTAGCCGCAGAAGCGCCGGATGTCGGTCTTCTCGGCATCGGTGAAGCCCATGGCTGTCATCCTCAGTAGACGGAGCCGGAACCGCGCGTCAGGAACACCGGCCCCGTGCCGGTACTCAGAATGACCGCGGCGGCAGCGACGGTTGCACTCACGCCCAGCAGGACGCGGCTGGACGCGGGCACGGGCAGGTCCGAAGTCGTCGCCGTCAGCGTCGTGGTGGCGCCGAGCCGCAGGAAGGCCGTGCTGGTGCTGCCGTTGTAGACGAGCAGCGACGGCCCGGAGCCGCTGATCGCCACCGCCGTGCTGCTGGTGCTGGCGGCGACGCTGACGGTGGCTTCAGGGTTGAAGGCGGCGATGCTGCCGCTGGCCATGGCGGTTACCCCGCATGCTCGACCATCACCGCGCGCTTGAAGGAAGCATTGGTCGCGGTGGGGATCGTCAGTGGCGTCGTCGTCGTGTCGGAGGGGGCGCAGAAGCCACCAATCCAGTACCAGCTCTGGGCGATGATCTGTTGCAGGCGGTCGATCGGCTCGCGCGTCACCATGGCGACCGAGTCGACGATGGTCACGATGGAATCCTTCGGTGCCACGTCATCGGCGCCGATCCCTGCGAAGTCGCCTTCGATCAGCGCGCCCTGGCCGCAGATGATCGGCCGCCGGACATTGAGGCCGGCGATGGTCGGATGCTGCTGCACGAAGGCCTCGGTCGTCGGGATGAAACGCAGGCCGAGGAAGTCATTGACCATGCCATCGTGAAACACGGCATTGCTGGAGGTCGCACCCGTAAACAGGGTCTTGAAGTCGGGGTCAGCGAAGAGCTGCCGGGCCGAGACCGGGTCGAGATAGCAGTTGTAGACACCGTCGATCTCCGGCACCGCATTCTTCCGGAGCGTGGCGACGGCATCGAGCAGATTGCCCATCGTGAGGCTGTCGTTCGCCTGGATCAGCGACGTGTTGGTGCGGCCGGCGGGGCGCAGGATGGCGCTCGCCGTCGCCGCCTGGACGGAGCTGTATGCGGCGCCATCGCTGACGCTGACATTGCTGCTGAAGGTGAGCAGACCGGAAATGCCGTTCGGTGCCGTCGAGACATTGGTGGCATCCGCCGTTGCGCCGACGAGGGTATAGATATCGGCACCGACGGTGACGGCGAGCGGGTTACTTGCTGATACCGGCACCTGAAGCCCGTTGACGAAGCCCGTCTGAAAGCCGCGGATGTCGTCGACGGCGATGGTCGGGCCAGCGCTCGTGAGCGCGGTCATCACCCGCGTATTGCCGCCGAAATAGGCATTGAACAGCGCATTGCGCGACAGCTCATCCAGGCTGCGTGCCGCCTGCTCGCCATTGGTATAGGCATTCTGTAAGAACTGGCTGGCGATGCCGACGCGGCTCGTCACCATGTTCAAATCCGCTGTCGCCGCGTAGAAATTCAACGTGAGCGTATACTGCTCGACGCCCCAGCTCGTCGGCGTCAGGCCGTTGTCGAGATTGGTGTTGGTCGCGGGCGCCAGCGGCGTGGTGACGCTGGGCTTGAGCCCGGCGCGGGTTTTCGTGAGCGTCTCGCCGATGCCGACGGCGATCTCTTCGCGGTCAGCGACGGCGCGGTAGCCCAGCCGGGAACGCAGGGCTTGCTGGAACTCGCGCTCCAGGAAGCCCTGCTGGATGATCGGCTGCAAGGCCGGGGGGAAGTTCTGGATGCCCATCGCGATCCTCTTGGGGTTGTGCGGTCAGTGACTTGGTCAGGGCCGGCCTGGGCGGGTTTGAGCCACCGAGGACGGCGCAAATCGGGTGTGCGTCAGATCCGACGGATCAAGGCCGCGCGTGCGGCGCGGTACTCCTCGGGTGTCATGTCGGTCGCCTGCTTCGCGCGTGGCGGCTGCGATGGCGGGGGCACCGCCGTTGTCGTGCTGGACGCAGCGCCGAACAGCCAGGGTTTCGTCCGGCGAAAGCGATCCATTAACGCGGCTGCGCCGGCGACCTCGCCGTGTTCCCCGACAGTGAGTGTCGAGGTGTCGAGCAGCTTGAGACCGTCAAGATCGACCATTCCGGCCCGCACGGCTTCCGCCTTCAACTCGGACATCAGGAGGTTGGCGCGCGCCTGCTCCGACAGCGATCGGACCTGCTGCTCCAGCTCCGCGGCGCGCGCGCGGAGGGTTTCCACCGTCTCCGTATCAGAATTAGATGGTTCAGGATTCGTCATTCGGGTGCTCCTTTGCGATCCGATCGAGCTCCGCTGCCACATCCTCGATGCCGTATTCGTCGGCTATGGCGCGGATGGCGGTCTCGCGGCTGATCTGTCCAGCCTTTGCAAGCGTCGAGAGGGTTTGCGCTTCCGCCAGTTGATCGGCGGCGCTCGGCGGATACCAGCGTGGCCAGTCCAGGGAGAGCCGGGTGCCGGGCTCCATCTTTGGCGCCGGTCGGCCGAGGACCGTGAGCGGATAGCGTGCCGCCGCCGCCATGATCATGCGCACCAGAGCGAGAAGGCCGTTGTCCCCGTAGGAAATACGGAGATTGTCGGCAAGCCAGATGAGGCCTTGGTTCATCAACTCCAGTGCGCGGCCGGATTGGGCGGCGGCGATGCGGTCCGCCGAGGAGCGGTTGCCGTGTACGCTTTCCAACGCCAGTTCCCGCAGGACACGGACATAGTCGATCACTGCATTCGCTGCCGTTCCGCCGATCTCGAGCAGGCGCGCGTCGCCATCCTTGCTCACGACCAAGGCGTTCCCGGCACCTTTGATAATCTCCCGGTCCGTGGTCGCCGGCTCCTTGATGAGCAGCGTTGGATCGGAACTGTAGGTCAAGCCGCGGCCAGCCTGCGACAGCTGGTAGTCGATTTCGATGCTGGTCTCGACGGCCGCGCGAAAGGTGCAGGCACCGTCGATGCCGTCTCCGCCGGGCAGGTTGCGGATCCAGACGATGGGCACGAAGCCGAGACCATGGCGGACAGTGCGGCTGGTATCGATCTGCGGGCCGCCGAGGGGGACGATGCCAACAGGCCAGGGCAGAAACCAGGTCTCTGTCTCGGCGTCCCAGCGGCGCATGAACCAGTAGTCGACGGTTGGCTCCGGGATGTCGTAGCCCTGTGCGGCGAGGAGCGCGCCGCGCACCTTGTATTGCTCGGTCACGCTCTCCAGCGTATCGGGCGCGTCGGCGCGCCAGGCTGGTGTAAGGAACAGGCTGTCGATAGCGGACACGTAGACGCGGCCCTTGAGGATGCGCAGCAGGAGCGCCACGGAGCCGACCGAGCCGCGCAACGCCGCATCGATCATGAGGGCGTTGAGGCCGGCATCTCGGACGAGATCGGCGAGGAAGTTGCGCAGGTCGAGATCGGCACAGACGATGGCAGGGAAGTGGCCTTCGCTGAACAGAAGCGCCACGCTATCTTCGACCACCGTGCGGCAGAGCGCATAGCGGATGGACGGGCGGCGCTGGCGAATCGGGATATACTCGCCGCCGGCGCCACGTTCCTCATGGAACTGGTAGGGCAAGGCGTCGTAGATGGTTCCATTGAGGACACGACGAAGCACATCCAGCGTGCCGACGCGCGCCGGATAGTCGGGGTCGCGCGGGATCAGCGCGCGGATCGCGTCGAACATCGTTTCATGTTTCCGAGAAAAGTGCGGCGGCGTG